AGGAAATTATCCTAGAGGTGGATATGGTGCTTCTAAAGAAGATAGTGCATCATATAGATTTGGATATGGTAGAGGTTTGAAAGGAGAGAAAGAATTTCCTGGTGAAGGAGCTGTTCAAAAAATGGGAAGATGGGAAGGTCAGAATACTGCTAAAGCTGATAGAGATGCTAAAGCTGCTGTTCCTAAAAAGAAAAATGGTGGAGCATTGAAAGCTGTAGATCCTTCTAAAAAGAAGAGTCTTGGTAAACTACCTACAGCTGTTAGAAACAAAATGGGTTTTCAAAAGAATGGTGGTGTAATGAAAGCAATGTCTGGTACTAAAATGATAAAAGCTAAAAAGAAATAACAATGGCAACTGTTAAAAAATTAAAGAAAGCTCAGGATGGAGTTAAAAAGAAACCTATTACAGAAAATACATTTAGGTTTGGAAAAAATATGGGTACTGATTCACCTACAATGAGTTCGTTTGATTCAATGAGAAAATCTGCAGGATTAGATCGGTCTAATCGTATAGACACATCAGCTAGAGCTAAAGCTATTGCATCTGGAGCATACAGAGAAGATAAAAAAAGTGGTGATTTGTTTCGTGTAAAGAAATCTAAAAATGGTGCTTCTGTAAAAGCTAAAAGTGGTGCGTCAATGAAAAAATGCAAATATGGCTGCAAATAATATGACTTCTGGTAAAGCTAAGAAGTCTGGTAAGCCTAGAAAGGCTCCTAAGGTGCCTAATTCTAGACCTAAAGACAACTTTATGCGTGAAGCTGATACAAAGCTTCGTCTTAAGAGTCCTATGCTTCCTATGAAACAAAAGCGTTTGTCAAAATAATAGCTTCACATGCCTCTTAACAATGCACACTGGGTGAATAGATGGTCTAGAACATTTATTCTTTAGAAGCACGTTTCATGTACCTATTTGCATACCGTAAGCTCTGCTCTTAGGTCAAAAGAAAAGCCCCATCATAATCGATGGGGCTTTTTAGTTTTAGTCAAACAAGTATTTCCATTTTGAATGCTTCCCCCAATAAGGATCATTGGTATAAAGACTGCTCTTTTTATACACATTATAATGAGAAGTAAAATGTAATCCATGATTTATATGTATTGCTGAATTCTTACAATTCCATTGCTTTCTAATGATGTTATTAGATTCTATATTACCACTATTTGTAATTAATGCATTTGGTAAAATAGCTTCACAATGTTTTATAGCATCATCAAATCTCATAGTCATTTGATGAAATGGTTCATCTCTTTGTCCAAGAGGTTGATATCCATCTTTGTTAATTCCCTTATAGTTCATGTTTGTATAAACTACTCCATTTTCAAATTCAGGAAAATCAAAATAACCTTCAGGATAAAGAACATCATGTTCTAGAAAAGATACATAATCATACGCACCAATCTGTCTAGCTGTATACAAAAGTTGCATTATCTGCAACAGTTGATTTAAATGAGATGATGTTTTTGTCCATGCTATATATTCTATAAAAGGATTCTTTGGTTCACTTTTCCACATACATGTCATTATATCAGCTTTACCAAGCGATGCCACTCTTATAGATTCTAAAGAAGCCTGTATAGCAGGAAATATTTTAGAGTTATTATTGTTTGAATAAAATATCCCTAGCCTATTAGTGCTAGGCTTAGGGATAATCAACAAGTTTCCTTCAGATATGGATTCATTTATTATTTTACCATCTAGTTCTACAGTGACATCTAAAGTTTTCAACTTACCAACAGAGGGATCTCCAATAATATTATTATTAGCCCTAACTACAAGTTTATCATCTTTGATCTTTAGCTGAATAACACTCGTACAATCTTTACCACCGTAAGTTGCATTAATGATTTTCATAATTAAATAGATGTTAGTTCAAAGAATCTTTGAGCATCAGCTGGTTCAAGAAAGATTTCTGTTTGATAGATGTTACGTTCTCTCTTCATTCCTTTCATTTTCTTTGTCTTAGGATCTACATCAGGAACCTCTTGTGCTCTTTCATGCATATCATCAAATAGAACGAGAATGCGACCATCTTCTAGGGTGATGCTTCTTATCACCTTATCAACATTAAAACTGTCTCTAAACTCCTTATATTCAGGAACTTCTGGTGTACCACCACTAATTTCTTTACGTGTGTAAAAGAATTGATTTTTCATTTATGTTTGTTTTAGTATTTAAGAGGTCTTGCTAATCCATTATCAATAAGAGAAGCGTTAAGATGAATGCTATTGTCTTTACCACAATATATATCCACAAGGGGCCTACCATATTTATCCAACGATTTACTCTTGATAATAACGATAGCTCCATCATTTAAATTTGCTTTGGTAAACTCTTTAGCTGCTATTGCTTTTACTTTTTCTTCAGCATCCTTACTCTTTAGTTCAGGAGTGTTAATTCCATAGAACCTACATGTAGATCTCCATTGAACAGTGAAACCAAGATCGATGATTAGTTCTGCTGTGTCACCATCTAACACTCTAACAACTGTTGCCTTGTACGTGTACAAATCATTTACCATACTCATAAGTTATCTTTTTTAATAAGATCTCTAATTCTTTTTGCATCGCTTATCTTTTTTCTAGTTTCTTCTGATACCACTCTCCCTTTACCAGAATTGGATATTTTAAGTTTGGTTTCATCTGAATGTTTTTTACCTTTATTGATGTTAGAAAGTTTTTGTTTAGTTTCTTCAGTTGGAGATCTTCCTTTTTTAATGTTACTAATGTGTTTTTTAAACTCTTCAGATCTTTTTTTACCTACTAAACTTTTTACTCTTTTATCAATTTGTTCTTTAGATTGTTTTTTACCAATCTGTGAGTTTCTCATCTTAAGTTTAGATTCTTCTGAATATTCTCTACCAGAATTACCATGACCTCCTAATGTACAATTTAGTCCATTTTTAAAACAATCAAGTTTAAGTATCCATTCTATTTCTAAAGAATTTAACACATTAAGATCATCAACATCTACTGTTTCTAGAATTTCAAAAGCATGGTTTTCCCAACCATATTTCAAAAGAGACTTATATAATCTAGTTTGATTTTTACAATTCAAATATCTATACTTATTTTTTCTAGTTTTGATATCAATTGTTTGACCAACATAAACTTTACCTGAAGGAGATGTTATTTTGTAAATGTATCCTTTCATAAATTATGTTTTTCCATACTCTACATCTAGAATTTTGCCAACGAGATCGCTTCTATGATTCTCCTTGAGTTTTATATATTGAATTTCCTCTATCCTCTTTGAGAGCTCAATAGCATAAGCAAGTCCATTAAGACCATTGTCTCTGATGTCTGTTTGCTCTAGATCACCGTTGATAATAATCTTTCCTGTTTTACCTATCCTTGTTAGAATAGCCAACATCTCAGCTTTAGTGAGGTTTTGTGCTTCTTCTACAATAAGAACATCATCAACAGTCTTACCTCTAATGAACTGTACAGGATAGGTGAGAATTCTTTTTTGCTCAAGGAGTTCTGTAATCTTCACTTGATCGTAACACTTAATAAGATTCTCTTGAAATGCCTCTAGATAGGGATTAAATTTGTCTTCAATTGCTCCAGGGAGAAAGCCTAAGCTATTTCCCACTTCTATTGTAGCTCTTGTAACAAACACTTTCTCACATTGCTTCTTAAATAAGAAGTCTAGAGCAGTTTGTGCTCCTACCAATGACTTACCAGATCCAGCTCTACCAGTGATTATTACAATTTGATTGTTGATTATCAACCTCTTAGCTTCTTTCTGTTCATCATTAAGTGTAATCTTATACTTAATATCACTCTTATACTCTCTCTTGGGCTCTTTCATATTTCTCTTTTAGTTGTTCACGTCTAATGTTAACTTCTTCGTATTTATACATGTCACTTTCTACGTTAGTGTGCTCATCTAATGTTAGAAGTATGATGTTCTGTTCATCATATTTAGCATTTGGATGCTTCTCTTTAGGAAGGATGTGATGGAAGTAGGTACTCATTGGTTCATTCCCTAAATATACACCACTTATTTCTGAATTATGCCTTCTCTTCTTCCATATATCAAGAAAGAACTCTTGCATTCTCATAACATAAGCGTCATCATCATCAGATCTTCTAGTCTTACTAAGTCCCTTACCATTGTTAGCTAGAGCTTTCCTTGGTTTATGTTTGAAACAATATTCACCATTTTCGCAGTTATTACCACATGTTTTACATTTACTCTTCATCGTTAAGTCTGTATTGTTTTTCCATTAAAAATAGTAATAGATAGTCATCATCCATTGTTCCTGTTTGTACATCAGAAGGAATATAATATAACAGAATGGCTTCTAACCAATCATCTGCTATGTCTTTAAGAATAACATGTTGATTAAGAATATGATTCCATCTATAATAATACTGTCTAATAAGAGAGAAAGGATGATCTTCTATAAACATACTGAAATCAATTACACTATCATCTTCACCCCATCCCCATCTAGCGTAATTCAGTCCACCATCAACCATAGCATTTCCACACTTACATTGTTTGTAGTCATGACCATAGCAGCTTTGTATAGTGTCATCACATAGATTGCAATATACAGCGTTATAAAAAAGAGTCTTCATATGTATTATTTTAAACCACTACTGCCAAAACCACCCTCACCTCTATCAGAACTTGCAATTTCTGCAACTTTTGATAATTCTACCTCTTCCACTCTATCAAAATATATTTGCGCTACACGCTCACCTATTTGATAAGGTAAATCTGGAACAATTGAACCAATTTGTATAGGAGTAAATATGGCCATCCATTCTCCTCTATAATCACAATCAATTACACCAAAGGAATTATTCAAAACCCAGTTGTATTTAGTTAGATTACTACGAGGAACAATTATTCCTTTCCATCCAATAGGAATTTCTGTAGCAAATCCTAACCCTATTTTAACTTTTCCATCATTAACGTTAGTTATGCTATGAGCATACACATCATAACAAGCAGCGTGAGAACTCCCCTTGATAGGGAGCTTCACGTCTGTATAAAGTTCTTTAATCTTCACTTTCAACATCTGTTTCAGTTTTAATTTCTGTTTGGTTAATTTTAGCTTTAATCTTCTCTCTGATGTCATTATAAAACTCTTCGTTGTCTAATAACATTTGACTAAACTGTTCAAGATCATACTTAGTCTCTCCAAAGGTAATAGTTTTTCCCCACTTCTTAAAGATTTCATATTCACTTCCCAATTCCATGATTTCTTTCTCTTTATCTATACCTACACCATAGACAATTTCAAACTGAGCAAGCTTATATGGAGGAGACATTTTGTTCTTAACACATTTCACCTTAGTGATGTTGCCATAGTTTACATCTCCATCTTTAGCTAAAGATTTACTCACTTCTATCCTACAATCTGTATAATATTTAAGAGCATGTCCACCCTGTGTAGTGGTTGGGTTACCAAACATAACACCTATCTTCTCACGATATTGACTAATTACAATCACACATACATTGTGATCAGATAGAGCTGTCTTAAGTTTTGGATAGGCATTACTATTCAATAGAGCTTTCTTACCAATAGACGAATCACCCACCTCACCATCTAACACCTTCTTAGGAATCAATGATGAATCTGAATCGATGATTACAAGATCAATCTCTCCAGTTTGAATCATTTCCATAGCAATATTAAATCCTTCCTCACCACAACTAGGCTGAGCAATAAGCATCTTCTCTGTATTTACACCTAGAGCTTCGAAATACTTCTTATCTACAGCATGCTCACCATCTATATACAACACTGTTCCACCTTTCTTCTGACATTCAGCTACAACATGACCACATATAGTTGATTTACCAGAGCCTTCCCAGCCCATGAGCTCATACATCTTACCCTTAACAAAACCACCTATACCAAGTGTGATGAAATCGAACCCAATAGATCCTGTACTAATAACATCATACTCACCTCCACTTTTACCATTTAACGTTACCACTGAACCCACACCATAGGCTTTATTTAACCTATCTAATGTGTCTTGAAATTTGTGACTTACACTACTTGCTGCCTTTGCCATAATTGATTGATTTTTAATTTTAAAAAGAAAAAAA